GGTTGCTGTGTAAGGTACAATTAAATCATCAGCGGGTACAAATTTAGAAACCGCTCTGCTTAAAATTTCGTCATAATAGACTTTCTTAAAAGCAGAGCCGGCAAGAGGGAGGTAAAAGAGCATTTGATCAAAATCAGGTTCGTACTCGGACATCTTATCCATCAATTGATAATTCATAAAATCTCTAACCCGAGTTGCTTGTTCCTGTTTCTGTTGGTTAATGTTTCCTAGAATCTGAGTTCTGACAGGACCATCTGCGGGTAATAATTCTTTGTACGCACCTGCTTGAAACTGAGTTACAGCTTCAGCGAGGACAGGATGCGTAGCGCCCGAAGCACCTTCAAAAGGTTGCGACGGGTTAGTGTATTTGAAACCTAAAAGATCTAGACCTTTAGTGTAAGTTTGTTCCCACTCTGATCTAGAATTTTTATATTCTGTATAATCTCCAAAGAGATCGCCGCCGATTTTATCTAAAACATCGTCGGGTAATAATTCTGCTAAGTTAGTGTAATGATCTTCCGTACCTTCTTGGTTCACGGCCCCTGGTTCAAAATTAATATCAACAGAACCGTCTTCCTGTTCAACAACTTCAGGTTCACCAGGCGCTGATTCTTTAATCGTTTCTTGTGCTTCTACGATCTCTTCTTCAGGCGGTATAGTTACGGTTTGTTCGACGTTCGGCAATGCCTTGTCGATGTTGTCTTGATCTGCCATTTACTTCCAACCTTTTTTTGCTAATTTTGGTTTGCCTTTAATGAGTCCACCGGATTTATAACCTAAAAAATTTTTTACTCGTGAAAGAGTTGGTTCTTTTGGCAAAGTTTCTACTTTAGTCTTAAATTTTCCTCCTTTACCTTCTTGGTACGCAGTTTTAATTTTATTACCTTTTACTTTTGATTTATGTCCGTGGTCTCTTAAAATTTTTAAAGCATTTTTACTTGAAAGCTGTACCTTGCCTTCTCGTTTTTCTTGTTTGATAGCCTCTTTGTGCTGTGCACCTCTTGGTGCTTTTTTAACTCCGGGACGAGATGTTCCTCGCACCCAAGGTAAATTTCCTGTTGGTCCTGCTCTTGTCATTTAATTTCTCCAGTTTGATTGTTTTAACTTGTTTTGAAGGAATATTCAACCCTTGTGGGTCAGGTCCTCTTAATGGTGGAATTGTTAAGGTTAATCGTTTAACCATAATATATCCTTGATCCCCGGACCGTGACTTCTTTTGCATCCTCCGGGTGTCTTAAGAATCCTCCTTGCCTCAATCTCATTACTGCTTGAGTCATCGAGT